ATTCACCTTTTAAAATAACTATTTATTCATAACATACATAGTTACTTCAAAACCAAATCTCATTTCTGTTGCTGATGGTGTAGTCCACATAGTATTTATCCTTTATCTGTAACAAGCAAAATTACTTGTTATGCAAATTATGGTCTTTTTGCGATACAAAACCATCAGTAAAATCATTAAAATGGCATTGCTGAATCGGTTGTATTTGATCCTGCACCATCTTTAGGTTGCGGTTCTCTCATTGTTACCCAGCCGTCAAAATTGACAGGGATAGATTCAATAAGAAGTGAAGTGCCACCTTGTTTATTAGACATTGCAACTCCAACTTTAGTCCAGCGAGCTTTTGTTTCGCCTTCTTTGTTTACATATTCGCCTGTTTTAGCGATTAGATCATGGGTTATTGCCATTTTGTATTTCCTTTAAGTTATTAACGATAGTTTCTATTTCAGACAAAAAAGCGATCACCGCATTCTGCATGGTTTGGATGTATTCATCATCTCGATAAATACGCTTTACGAATCCCTGTAAATGATCGGGCATATCAGGATCATAAGATACAAGGTCGCAAAATTCTCTTTTTTCATTTCCATTAGAGCCAGGCACGCAAGCTAATTGCCACATAACCTGATCATAATATTGGTCTAATTGTTTGCCACCTGTAAGAATATTGTCCAGGTGGTTTTCAGGATTGGGTATCTTAATTTCAATTAAAGAATTAGTAGCATCAACTAATCCGTCAGGCGAACATTGGCCACCTTCAATAGTAGGATGTTTAACAATGGCCACTTGATCCACAAAGACATTATGCTTAACTTCAAACCAAGAACGCGCCAACGGCTCAAGATCAATTCCTCGTTGCATTGCAGGCGTTTTATAAGTTTCTAATTTCTTGCCTGTTAGCCTTTCCCTGATCAATTCATTTTTATATTTTCTACGGGTTAAAGATTCGCCGCCTGATCTGCCTTCAGTTAAAAGATCAGCTATGCGGCTACCGCCTATGCGGCCTATTCTTAAAGCCATCCATTCGGGGCTTCCTTGTTCTATACCTCTTATTATTCTATCCATTTAAATTTAAGTTCCTATAAGTTACACCATCGTGCCATTGTTGATCGGTTGATTTTTCATAAAGTTGAATTACTTTTTCAGGATAAAGAAGCAAAGGTTTCTGATCCTTGAAACAAAAAGCATAAAGCAAGGGGCATTCCTTTGAATCAAACCATTCTAAAAAATTGGGTAGTAGCTTGATCTCGCTTGCTTTAATGTTAGCCGTTCCTTTAACCATTACTAATCCAGCCACACCTTTGTTATTAATATAAAAATCAGGAAGATTTCTAATTAACGGATTAATATTATAAAAATTAGGAATTGGATCGTTTTTCTCATCAAAGCCTAATCTTCTATAAAAATATCCTTTTGATTGGCAATAAGATTCAAATAACATTTCCGCTATATTAATGACATTATTTCTTTGTTTATAAGAATATGCGCCATTCATAGTTTAGAGCTTTGAATTCTGCCATATAAAGGGGCTAATAAGTATTTATCGCCCAGCTCTCTTTTAATAGCTTCTATTCTTGTTTTGCGGGCTTCTATAGCCATTAATTCTTGCGCGGAATAGGGTAGCGTCACTCCGTAAAAATTACTGTTTTTTGATCCTTCCATCATGAGCAATCCTTTTCTCTAGCTTCCATCATTGCATCAGCATAAGCATAGGCATTAATTTCAATCCATCCTGTCATAGCTCCGCCAGCATCAACAAGCCTTTTTTCTAATTTTGGATTTGATAAAAGACCTAGCATAGCTTGGGCCGCAAAGTAATCTCTTAATTCTATATTTTTCATAGCTCCGCCTTTCTTTTATCTTTAGCTTCAATAACTAATTTAGATAGAGTGCGATCATTCTTAACTTCACCCATAACAAAATTATAATTAGACTGTAGTTCTTCTAATGATTGTGATTGGCTAATTCTTTGTAAGTAATCGGCTGCATTAAGAACTGCGGATTGGCCATCATCATCGTCTGCATAAACCGCACATAGCGCTGATAAACTATATCGGCGAATGTAAGAAGTTGCTGATCCTAATCCTTGTGAATCTTGTTTTTGAATAGGGCAGACGGCAGTATCCTCAATCCATTCACCCGAGCTATGGAGTAACCTCGTTGTTAGATGGAGTTTATTGTCGTCTGATGGGCTTAATGATTGAAGAATTGCAATGCCATTATCATTGAGTGGTTTTTTAACCGCATCAATAACTGAATTTAAACTGGCAAATTTTGCTTTGTAATGAGGATTGTTAGCATCTTTAACGGCAAATCTAATTTCTTTTTGCGCGGATACTAAAGCTTCAGCTATCTGTTTGATGCTTTCGGATGTTTTCATCTTATCTTGTCCTAAAAAGTTTCGTTAAATTACATGCGAGATTGTATCATTATATGCCCATCTTGCAAAACTATCTCTTTCATAGTTTTCAGCTATGAATTTTGCTAGCCTTTTAATTTCCGCATCATAAACATCTTTAATGCGACCTAGCTTATCATCTTTAGAATCATAAATAATATTCTTTACTTGATTTTGCACTTCAACTTCATCATAAAAATCAGAAAAGACATCCACATTAAAAGCAATATGATATTCAATTAATTCTTGCAAAGATATATGAGGTTCTAAATCTAGGAAATCAGGATCAGGATTCATCATAGTTTGAATATGAATCTTGTGTTGCATCTCTCGTTGCTGGTCAGACATATTTGCCCCCGTAACTTGTTGATTTTTCGTCATATTACACCCCTTTTAAGAAATTGTCTAGTAAAGGTAATAAGACATAAAGCCATAAACCAAAATACGCATAGATAGCAATTGCATAAACAATAAGTTTCTTATTTTGTGTTGTCATGTTATTCCCCTATTTCAGATTTGTAAGGATCAATTTGTGTTTGAACATACTCGTAATTACCACTTTGCGAATTATGCTTGAGTTTTGAATTAGGTGCAACAAATTCGTATTTGTCGGCAGTCCAATTATATTTAAGCTTGGCTGATGCTGGCGCGTAGTTATATTTATCTTCAACCCAATTATAACGAAGCTTCGGTGATTCACCCCCGACCGCCATGATCGGGAGTGCTATTAATAGTGCGGTTAATATCTTCATTTTGATTCCTTATAAAGATTTAACAACATTTTTGAATCAGATAAAGATAATTTAAAACAACGGGAAATATCTAATGGAGTAGTAATTACATTGATTTTTTCGGCTCTTTGAATAACATCAAAAACCCAATTTTTTTTGTATTCTGCTTGTTTTGTCATTTTAGTTTCCTTTAAGTTTCGTTAAAAATGTGTTGCTAGGTGTTAATATATACCTACTAATAATTATTACAAGCTTTTTTGAAAATATTTTATGAAGAATAACGAACACCTGGCACAGACTTTGCTTATTAAATGGTTTAGGCTTCAATATCCATTAATGGCTAAATGTCTATGGGCTATTCCAAATGGGGGCGCTAGGCATATCGGAACGGCTATTAAACTTAAACAAGAGGGGGTAACGGCAGGGGTGGCCGATTTGTTCCTTATGATTCCAGCAAATGGCCTTCATGGGCTATTTTTAGAGATGAAAGCAGACAAAAGTGCAAAATTACAACAAAACCAAGAACAGTTCCTTACTTTAGCAGAATCAATGGGTTATGGTGCGGAAGTGGCTTATGGATTTGAGGAAGCTCAAAAAATAATACAAAAATACTTGCGCGAATCATAAAAACTGGTTAATAATAAAAAAGGACACGATAAGAGAAAGGGAACTAATTGCATTATTATCAACATAACATATCAGATTACAGGGCTGACACAGGCCACTTAACCCTGTTAGAGCATGGTTGTTATCATCAACTGCTCGATCAATACTATCTTAATGAAGAACCGCTTCCATTAGATATAGACAAAATATTTCGATTACTTTCAGCGAGGACACAAGATGAAAAGAGTGCTATTAAAAATGTGCTTAAAGATTTCTTTATTGAAACTGAAGCTGGTTTTATTCAAAGACGGGCTGATGATGAGATTAAATTCTATCATGATAGGGTAGACCAAGCTGCAAAGGCAGGCCGTATAAGTGCCGAGAAACGGGCGAATTCCAACGAGCGTTCAACGGGCGTTCAACGGATGTTCAACCAACTAATAACTAATAACAAAGAACCAATAACTAATAACAATATAGATATATTGTCCGATTTTGATATATTTTGGCAAGAGTATCCAAAAAAAGTCGGCAAAGAAGCAGCAAGAAAATCTTGGAATAAGATAAGACCTAATTTACAAGATGTTCTTAAAACTTTAGCTTGGCAGAAAACTAGCAAGCAATGGTTTGAGAAGGGTGGACAGTTTATTCCAAATGCTAGCACTTATTTAAACCAGCATAGATTCTTGGATGAGCCGTCTGTATCAGCAACATTTTAGGAAAGAAGATGATCAATGAAGTCTTATGTTTATCAGCTCTTATGTGGGGCGAAGCAAGGGGTGAAGGCAATATGGGTATGGTTGCAGCAGCTTATACTGCAATTAACCGCAAAGCCGATCCAAATTATCCGAAAACTATTTGTGAAGTAATTAGGCAACCAAAGCAATACCAATTTTTGGATTATGGTATGCCTACACAAACACAGATAGCTTATTTAGAACCGCTTGCAAAAGCAATTTTAGAAAAAAGGATAAGTGATCCAACAAGGGGCGCAAAATGGTTTCATACTAAAAATATAAAACCATATTGGGCTAAAGATAAAACGATTAAATTATTATACAATAATCATATATTTTATTAGATAAGAAAAGGACAAGAAATGATAGAAGATAATACAATGCCATCTCTTGAGCTTTGGGTGAAACAGTTACAAGGATCACTCGATGTTCAAGAGATAGCTAAAACTAAACCAGCACCAATAGAAGATGTAGTAGCTCCCTATTCGGTATTTTTAAGGCATTATGATAAAGTTGGACTTTGTGCGGCCACAAATAAAAGACGCGCTAGTCGATGTAATGTAGAATTTGTATTTGATGGCAATACCCGTAAACTTAAAAATGTAAGAATGATTAATCAAGATGAAGAATAAAGAACCTGATACCAAAGAATGGCTTTTAAAAGTCCATAGACAAACACAATTTGATCTTGAATATCGCAAACAATTAGCTCAAGATGTTAATCAGCTTGTAGAAGCTTTAGATTGGATGGTTGAATCTTTTACTCAAGGCGATGCAAGATGGAATGATGTTCCTTGTGTTAGAAATGCGAAGGTTATATTAGAAAAACTTAAAGGATAAGACAATATGGAAACTGTTAAAGCCTGGATGATAGAAGAATTTGATAATAATAATAATTTAGTTTGGAAAATGATTTCATTT